AACCATAACTGGCGGGTTATTCACCTTGGCAAGCGCAACAAGGAAATCTTTTTTCATTTGCATGAGGCTTTTCACGTCACCAAGAGAATAGTGACCAGGCCCCCACCCATAGGAAAATGATGTCGTTGTCGTTTGCCAACGCGGAGCCATACAGGGGAATTCTTCATACCCAGATATGTTCAAAGCCATTTCTGCGGGAGACCCCTTTTCCCAAATGACAGACCTAAAAGGCATGTTCATAAAGTCTTTTTTGTTTGGGATTCGGTCATTATTTGGCTCGATTAAATGACAAACACGAATCCAAGAATCTGCATCTCCGTTTTGCCACTTTGACAAAACCAGGGGACTTACATTTTCTTCCCCAAATTCTTTCACCAATTGTCCAACGGTCATGGCGAATTGCCTGGCAAAAGTATTAAGTCTTTGATTTTCATCAAAACCAATCATGTATTCGCCAGCAGTAAAAGTACGGCATCGAATGACAGAATCAAAATCTTCCAGCACAATCATTGCTCCTGTCCCGAAAGTCCCCACTTCTTCGTACATTGTGTGCAAAGCGCCATATACGTTTGATTTCGCAAATACATTCATCATTCTTAACTTGCACACCTCTAACCACTCTTTTGCCTCTGGATACTCCATGAGATCCTGATCTTCTAATCCTAATTTGAACCATGGCCGAGATGCTGAAGTCATCCCTGATTTCATGCCTGCTGCCATAATTCTTACCGCTCGGTTAGGCGCCCCTGTTAATTGGCTCTTATGATCAATGGCTCTTCCCCAATTGGGTATAGCCTCATAAAAGAATCCACGCGTTGGGTTGATAAATCTCTGGATGTCCCGATACCCAGGAACCCAGCTTTGTTGTTCGTTATAAAGGGCTAAAAATCTTTTATCGATGAGGGCGCGTTCTTTAATATTCATTGGCCGAGCGCCGTTTTAAGAGGTTGTGCAGAAGGCTGAGAAATTGGAGCCGGATTATTCAGCTTATTCGTCATCGTGCTCGCAAACCCGAAACGTAATGATTCAAGTTTCTTTCTCCGCTTCTCTTCTGTCATTTCTGGGTCTAAGTCTTGTTTTTGAGGTAAAGGACTCATTTGAGGCGGCGCCACTGGAGCAGGTGCTTTAGGCGGTGTTAATAGATTCCCGAACATTGAGGTTACCCCGAGAGTGAGTGGGGATATGATTGATTTTGCTGTATTTGCGGATCCCATAAATTCACCTACACGTTTAAGATTTGATACTCGACAGAAGGCTTTTGGTTAAACCCGGCAATGGGGTCATAATCCGAAGCTGCAAATTCTTTTTTGGAGTGCATTTCTTTTTTAAGAACTGGGAGGGCAAAACTTAAGGCAAGAGCGTCAGCTCTGTTTGGAGAGGACAATCCACGGGATTTCATGTCTTCTTTCGATTCGATATACATCTTCCCAGCATTCTTTCCCGTTTGAGCAACGTAAGCCTCTGGACCTACCAAATCAGCGCAAAGGATAGGATCGTTTGGGATAGCGCCCCCATCTTTGAGCCAGGTCTTCATGTCGGACCACATTTCAGCGCGCTTATTTAAAACCCCTGGGTCACTTGCCGCACCACCAAATGGGATGAGTTGCCAATTACGCCCCATCGATTTCCCAGCGGAATAAACACCTGTTCCGTATCCAAGGTCAATAAACACTGCATCGGCTTTGTGCTCATCTTCAAATCGGGCAAGCATTGACGCAATCCGCATATCATCGTCGTTCTTTTGGAATGCAGCCAAAATAGAAAAGGCCAATCCTTGTCTTTTCCCAACAACAACTTCGTCTCCACCTGTCCAAGCGTTGTCCAAAGTGATAATGACAGGGGCGAATTGGTATTGCTCTTGTCTTAAATGCTTTCCTCTTGCTGACTCAACGTAATCGTTCGGAATGAATTGATTTGCGGACGCATTCGGGAAAACTCCGCGGACTCTGACCCGCACGAAATCGCTGTCCTCTCCATGATCTTCCACCCATTTCCCGATTTGGTCTTTGTTGGTAAAGGAGACGGTACGAGAGTCAATTTGCTTAGTTTTCCATCGGTGCCGAAAACGGCCAAAGCAATCTTTGAATCTTCCGGAATTCCTCGTAGGGTTTCCAAAAACCAGCCAAATAATCTCAGTGTTGGCATCTGTTAAAGCTCCTTCAGAAACTTCCCAAACTTTGTCAGAAATGGCCGAAGCCTCATCAAAGATTAAAAGTATCCGTCTGCCCTTATTGTGTAAACCAGCAAAAGCTTCCGTATTGTTTTCGGACCATGGGATAGCGTCAATTCTCCACGTCTTTTCATGTTCAGGGTCAACTGAGTAGATAGATGTTGCAGTAAATTTAAATAAGTCTTTACCGATAAAGAGGCGGTACCATTTACCCAACTCTGGCCATGTTTTTGTTCTCAACTGCGTATCCGTATTGGCTGTAACAACTCCGCGAGAATCACCCATGGTGCTGAGCGCCCAAAGTTGAACCCAAGAAAGGAAAGCTGATTTACCTACCCCATGGCCGGAAGCCACCGCAATCTGAATTGCCTGCTCGGGGCTTAGCAATCCATCTTTGATAGATCTCAATAGTTCCAATTGCCATTCTTCCGGTGACTTCTCGGCCAGTTCCCCCGTCCCCCATTCAAATGCAAAATAAATAAAACCTAATGGATCTTTTGAGTACTTGGCTAATTCTTCAATTAATAGATTTTCGTATTGGGCTTTACTTTGCATCTTTAGCCCTCAATCTTGCTCGCTCTAATCTTTCGAACGCGCTCTCGTTAATATCGACTTCAATCTTGTCGGTGAACATCTTTAAGCATCTGGCCAAGCTAGATAACGCGCTATTCGCCCCTGCGGAATCAAATTCCCACAGCAAATTCCCTTTGTCATCTATCTTTTGGCTGTATTGTTTTTCTTCTGGGTCAAATTCCATTACGGGAGCTCGTTGCAAGCACCGCTCAACGACTTCTCTTAAGTTCTTTAAAACGTAAGTTTTGTCCACAATGGCTTCATCCATCGCGACTTTATTGGCGCTTGCGATGGCTTCTTGTACTTCTGGACGTTTTAAAAGTCTGAATCCTTGCTGATAGGCTGTCTTTTCTGGGTAGCCAGCTTTAATTGCAGATTTGGTTGCATTCCCTGTTCGGAGGAATTCTGCGATGAATGCAACAACAGTGGGGCGAGTAACCGATGCCATAAAAGGCTATCCCCTCAACCCTTTGAGGGGGAAGGGAAGAGGGGACAGATAGCACGATGGGTGAACGGATAAAAATAGCGCAGAAACGGTCATGGTCCTCCATGTCCCGCATCAGTGCTATGGGGTAATTCTAATTAGAAGGGAGAGATATTCTTAGTATTTTGTTTTGGAAAGTTTTGGAAAGTTTTGGAAAGTTGTTCTACGTGGATGTATCGTCTTCGTCGTACAGCATCATAAACTATAGAAATCGATGATAACTTCAGTAAATAACAGATTTCTTTTGGGGACCTGACTTCTTCTCCATCAAGACCCCACAACATGGACAATATCTTACTGTCTCTTGCCAGTGTTCTTGGGTAACATCGCATCTAGATACTCCCTCCATTTTCTTGCTTCTTCATCAACATCATAGGCCCCATCTGTCAAAACAATTGCCACTGTCCGGTAAGAATCTCTTTCAGAAATGATTTGATTAACTTTGTGGCAGTCCCAATCTGCTACGCACGTTCTCTTTTCTTTAAACAAATCTGGGGTGCAAGCCTCACAGATCTCACCTTTTTTGATCATATTTTCAACATTCCTCAACGATTTTTAATCAAATCTTAACAGGAATGCCCCATGTAACATTTAGAACAATAAGACCCTCCGCATTGGGTACATTGCATCGCTGTCACTTTATTAAGCGAGTATGAACACTTATCGCAACGGTAAGATGCAATGTTTGCAATCTTTCTTGCCTTAATCCTTCTTCCTATTCCACGCATACCAACCTCTTCTACTTGAATTTCCCTGTTCCATCACAGTAAATGCAAGGGACGATCTGCCAATGCTTCGAATCAAAAACTTCTCCTGAACCATTACAAACACCACATTTCATTCTATTGTCAACCCACTTTTATTCTTCCCACCCAATCTATATCTTCTTTCTTGAGAACGTATCTCTTGCGAGACGCATCGGTAACCAATCTGGTCTTCTGGTAACGACTTTGCCGCTTCTCGGCATTCTTCTTGTGAATTAAATCCGGGGATGTTTGTTATCCCTCCGTTTAGGGTCCATATGATGAGAATCCAATAAGACATAATTAGCCCTTTCGTCTTTATGCAACGATTGCAGTGCTTTCCGCTAAATCGACATCTTTGTCTTTAACTAAAATGACTTCAATTCTGTAATGCCCGCCAAGAGTCTGGGTCGCACTTATCTTTCCTTTCTTTATCCAACGCCAAACAGTTACCGGTGATACCCCGTATTCCCTTGCTACATCGTATGTAGTTTTAAATTTTTTCACCCATCTCACCTCTTTGAATGTAACGTTTGCAATGCCCGCCTATTATCAATGCCCTATAGCACGCGCAAACAATGGCTTTCTTCTAAGAAAATGACAGATTTTTTACCGTCACCATGATGATGCCTTTCTAATCCTCGAATTCTTGCTTCTAATTCATTGACTCTGCTTAACAAAGTTAAAACATGATCCCTAGTTAATTCCATTTTTCGATCACTGCTGCTTTCATCCCAACTTAATTCTTCATTCATAAATTCTCCTTAATACCTTCTTTTAGCTTGAACACTTCACCAGTTTCTAAGTGGCACTCGCCGTTTTTATACTCTGACTTGATGTTCCCTTTCAATTTAAAAACAGTTTCCATCCATTGCTTGATGCCTTCGGCAATCAAATGTTGACCATCAACCAACAAATTTAATTGCTCCATTACCTCGCTCAAGTCATAACACGTAAAAGAAAATTTATTCGCTTCGCTACACATCTTTTCGCCATTCTCTATCAGCTTACAGCTCTTCGCCCATGCCTCTTGTAACTCGTCTAGTTCGCTCATTTTATTCATCAACCAAATCTTCAATTCTAATCCCCTTCGTTCTATCTTCGTCGGTTATCCCGCACTCGTCTATGTTTCCTGTGATCCCATCGGTATTTCCCGAAACTCCAGATACGTTTCCCGAGAGTCGGGATACATCTCCCGAGATTCCAGATACGTCTCCCGAGAGTGCAGATACATTTCCCCTGAGTCCAGTTACGTTTCCACTGATCGCGCT